CGTACGTAGTCTCCACTATATCCCGTGGGAACGCGTTAGCCATGCTAAGCTGGCTTAGTGCCATATTGAGAGCCAGCTTCACGGTAGTAGCCTTGTCAGGCCGTTTTAACTCGCTCATAACCTGACCGATAGCTTCACCGAAATTCATGCTGTATCCCCTTGTAGGTTGTTACTTGATGGTAGGCTTCTTGCCAACCAGTGTACCGTAGCCGCGAGCTACTAGGCTCTCGCATACGTCCAGCTCTTCTTGGGTAGTGGGTACGAACGGATCGTTCATAGGCCACACCTTACCGCAGCACTTGCCGGAGTGGATAGAGTAGTAACCATCTGCCTTAGCAGGCTTGTTACCCTCAGCGACCTTCTCTGCTAACGTAGCAGCAAGGTTCATCTTAGGAGCTTCTGATACGGTGTTACCCATACCAGCTTGAATTCCTGGTTTTGCATCGCTCATGTTGATTACCTATCAGTTGCTAGAATAGGGGGCTGCCCCCTCCCCGGTTATGTACTCCGTACTAGCCTACAGCGTACTAAGAGAAGGGGCAGCCAAAAGGGTTATGCTACGCCAGCGGTCAGGCCGTTGATTAGCACACCAGAGGCAGGGTTAATGTACTCTACCGCGAACTCAGAGGTTAAAGAACCACCTACCGCGTCGATACCGTTCACACCGCCTTCAGAGCCGCCTACGCCGTACTCTTCCTTCTTAGTATCACGACCGCGCATGTAGGCCAGCTTGATAGCTGCAAGGTCAAGTACCAAGGCAGAGGAGCCTACGTCAGAGCCGACGCCATTGAACAGAGGGTGCTCAATGATATGGATAACGCCTTTGTACGTCTTGATAGACGTGAAGAGCATACCCATCTGGTTCTGCTGTAGAGTCATCTCAGCGTTAGCGTGCTTACGGCCGATATCGTTCAGCACCTTGTTACCCTGTGCACCAGTGAACAATACGCGCTCCTTGTTGTTACCAAGGTCGGTAGAGTACTGGAACGACGGAGTAAGCAGGTCTTCCAACTGGGAGAAGTTGGTAGTCGCACCGGCAGTCTGTACGTGAGTAGGCGCATACTGCGACAGGGCGTCGATAATACCCTGGGTAGTGTGCATAGGCGTACCGCCTGAGGTATCCATAGAGGCTTGACCCCAGATCATAGCCGACTCCATGTCCACAGCGTGGAACATAGCGCACTCGCTACGGCTTTCTGCGATGTTGCTGTAGCCTTTCTCGGCCATAGACGCACGAGCGGTATCAGTCAGTGCCCACGCGTTACGGAAGATCTGCGTGTAGTTAGGCACGTGAATGGTAGACAGGCGACGGGCAGTAGGACGGCCAGAGCCTTGCTCGTGTGCGTTACCGATATGGATAAGCACTTCATCATCATTCAGGTCAGCAGCCGCTACACGGCCCTTACCACGTACAACCTCAACGGTAGTGGCATTGGTAACGGTAGTAACCAGGATGTTCTCGCGGGTACGAGTGCTGTGGAACATCATGCCCTTTACGATACCAGCAGTGCTGTCTACGGTCAGGGTAGTGTCCGCTGCAAGCTCGCCAGCGCCGTTGTTGATAGTCAGGGTAGAAAACTCCATAGTCTTGGAGAAGTACCCGTGGGTTACGCTGTCTGCTGTAGCCTTACCAGTCTGGCCAGTAAGAGCAAATAGCGGAGCTGACCCATTAGGGAACAGCCGCAGGATAGTGTCGGAGAAGCTGCGCTTGTTAAGCTCAGCGATATTGCCCGTTTGGGCGTTAAAGATGCCGGTCTGTAGCATGGGTATGCTCCTAGATTAAAAGGGTTAGGACTTGAAGTAGTCATCCCAGTCAGTGCCTTCGCCACCAGCGGGTGGAGTCGGAGTCTGCGGATTGAGTGCATTAGCCAGTTCGATAACGTACTGCTTAGCTTGAGTGGCGATCCACTGTGGGCTAGCGTCAGGGTACTGTGCAGCAATCTGCTTAGCCGTTGTAGCCAGCTGAGCCTGTATTACGGGATGGTTTGATACATTGGTAGCGGATAGTTCTTGGTGGGTTAGAACGCCGCGCACCTGGTCAGGCAGTGTCTTAGCATCGTAAGCGGAGCGGCTCTGCACGAACTTGTCGGTTAGAGTAGCTGTATGCTGTAGACCTGTAGCGTAGGCTTGCTGGGCCATAGAATTCATAGCCTCTAGCAAGGCACCGGAGTCCCCATCCTGAATGCGCTGCATAATGGTTTGGTCTACCTTACTAAGGAAGTCCAGTCCCGTTGCAGCCTTCTGTACCATGTCTTGGTCTAGTGCAAAGATGGGGGCGGTGTCTTGGTTATCAGTATTATTATCAAACATTTTAGAGAATGCGTCAAGTGGTGATGCAGGGGCTGCACTGGCACTAGAGGGTACGCCATTGGACGGAGCTGGAGAACCGTTAGCTGGAGTACCACCGCCCGTTGGAGTACCACTAGGAGAGCTAGCAGGGGCAGACTGTTGGGCTGCTGGAGCCTGGGCTGGAGCAGAACGGAAGATATCCATTAGAGACATAGTATTCACCTTATAGGCTAGTTGGGTTGTATGGTATGATAGGTCATTCACTAGGCACGCTTATACGTTGGGGCCCACTACGGTAGTACGCGCTGGGCAGGCGGGGGTTCCCCAAAAGGAACCACCACGCGCTGCTTGCACGCTACCACCTGCGTCCCTACGTAAAGCGGCCGTTCACTGGGGGTCTTGCTTAGCGGGGCTTGCCGCTTGAAGCGCCGGTGCGCGCCCTTGCTCTACGCTGAGCAGTGTCTGGAATACGGCGAGTTGTCCATCAAGCGTGGCATGTCTACGCCGGTACTCCGCGTCACTCATCTCCAACACCGTAGCGGACAGGAAGGCCTTAGTCTCCATGACGTCCGCTTGTAGGTTGGTGAAGTACTTACGCACTACGTGGTTAGATAGGAGCTGCGCCAGGTGGGCCTCCTCCGTTTTGTCCAGGGGCTGGTGGGCCAGGCACGCCAGGCGGCTGCGGTTGTTGTTGCTCATTGGCTAGTTCTCCTTGCTGCTGTGCTTGTGGGTTATACTGCTCTAGTCCCTTCACGCCACCTAGACTCATAAGGTGTGCGAACATGGCAGGCAGGTGCCCACCGTAGGCTTGCTGCAGGATAGGGCTGGTAGAGATAAGGGTAAGACCTTGGCCTAGCATATCGGTGTTAGCCATCTTGCTCTTAGGCGTGAAGCCATCCGCTAGGCGGAACTCCAGTACCTTCTCACGGAGCTTACGGATATCTACGTCCATTCCCTCACCTGTCATATGGTGTGGAACCTTCATAGTACCGAAGTGCCGGAATATGTTCAGCTTCAGGATCTGCTTGAGCGGTACGAAGACCTGGTACTCTAGCGAGAGGGCTGGCATACGCATACGGGACTCTGCGTTCCCCATTACGGTGTCAAACTCCTGGACTGACTTGTTGCCTTTCTGGAACTGGCCTTGGCTAACCTTGTTCTGTCCAAAGAGATCCTTGGCCCACTCGGACACCATAACAGCGTCTTGCAGCGCAGTCTCTGTGCCTCGACTATCAAAGGGGATAGCCTTGTACGCATTATCCAGAGTCTGGTTAAGAAGGCTATTAACCTTAGCCGGTATCTTAGGCGCTGGTACAGAAGCGTTGACATCATCAGGGTCTATCATCTCCTGGTTATAGATAGCACGGTCAGAGACTGAACGACGCGCCGCATTGAAGCGAATGTCGAATAGCGTACTGGCTGCTTCCTGAATAGGGATGCTAGCCTCGGCAATGCCCTGAGTCTGTAGCCGTAGCCCGTCCTCGATAGGGGAGCCGATAAGAACCGGCAGGCTATCCAGTGGGGTATAGGCACGCTCGACCAGAACCAGGTGCTCATAGTTTACCACTACCACCTTGTACACATGAGGGGTCTTAGGCTCTGGGTCGTCCAGCTTAAAGTCCTCAGGTGCAATACGGATGTACAGCGTAACCCGCTCAGCCCGGTTAGCGTAGTTAACATCAGCGTAGCGCTTCGTAGTACCACCCTGCATCCAAGCTAGCCAGTCCATATCCTCTGTGGTAGACACGTAGTCTGAGAGGTTAGGGTGGGGCTGGAAGACGCGGTGAGCCTGCGTAGTCTTGCTGTTGATAGCCTTCTTCTGGTTGACTGCGTGCTCTGGCAGCTGAGCCAGCTCCTTACGTAGGCGAGCGTGTGAGATAATCTCTACGTCCCCAGCATAGTCGCCAAGCGCCGCTACATCTCCAGGAGAGACTGACTCATCCCAGATAGTGTTGTACGGGTCTAGTCTACGAACCCGCGTGTAGTTGTTAGACTCGGCCTCTAGCTTAGAGCCATCCTCCACCTGCGTAAGATCCGCCTCTGCGCGGTAGGACTCCAGGCTAGTCCAGGCCATCTCAATAGCGCCGAAGTTGTACTTAGCGCAGTCCAGCAGGAAGATCAGCAGCTGGCGTGGGTATCCCCCAAGGATGGAGTGGTTGGCTATGATAGACTCTAGCTTCTCCGCGTCATCCTTGTTAGTGGGAGTAGACACCACAGGGAAAATGGGGGAGCCGGACAGGAACACATCAGTAAGGTAGCCATGAGCTGACCCTACTTGAGATGCTACTATGGGAGGGCGTAAGTTGGAAGGCAACTGCCTCATAGACTCAGCTTCATTACGTACATACTTAGCTAGGTCTACCCCATCTTGCGTATTAGCTGCCTCGGCTACCGTCTTGTACCGTGCATAGGCCAGATCTATAATCTCTAGCTTATTACGGAAATCGTTGTTCTCTCTCTTGTGGGAGTCCAGTATGCTATGCACGTGCGCGAGCAAGAGCTTCTGGGCTTCCGGAGTAGGCTTCTTAGCCATGTCTATCTCCTACCGCTGTTGTTAGAAAGGGGTGTTGTTACTACGTACTCGGTGCGTCTTAGGCCCCTTGGGCCCTTCGTTCAGCAAGCCAATGAGCGGCCAGTAGTCGTTACGTACATCTAGGCCGTAGGAGGGAGCGTCTAGGTAGTCGTCCCTGTTGTCCTTCTTGCCTATCTTATACTTCATAGCCCACCACATGAACAAGGCTCTATCCTGCGGGCGTAGGAAGAAGTAGTCCCCACGGAGCAAGTCCTGTATAAACTGCCGTATCCTAGACTCCTTAGTCCGGTTGTGCGGCTTAAGCTCTACAATAGTGATCCCCTCTATGCAGAGATCCTTCATGTACTTACGGAACCAGAAGTCCAGGCTCTGCTGGAAGCCTACCATCTCCACGCCTATAACAGTAGCGCGATGCTCCTGGGCTAAGCGTAGGGAGGTAAGGACTAGCTGTTCTGGGTCGGATATCTCAGCTCCACCTACCACCTCGGCTATACAGCCTTTGCCCTCCTTGATGCAGTGGGCTACGATTACGTTATCGTCTGAGGTAGTACGGAAGCCAGCAGGGTCGATAGTAAGGAAGGCTCCATCCGGGTTCATGCCTAGTACGCTATCAGGGGTCTGGGGCAGATCCTTGGTCAGCAGGTTCCTAGCCGCAGCCAGCGGGTCGTTCATAACCTCCGCGTGCCACTCCTCCGCAGCCCCCATACTCTCATCATGGAAGAAGGATTCTAGGATATCCTCTAGGCTATGCACGTCCTCCCAGAGGCTAGTACCGTCAGCAAGGATCGCCCCAGTAATCATAGAGACCCAGCTAGGGTTCTCCTTTAGCTTGTAGAGGATGCAGTCCGTAGAGTACATGTTCCCTAGGTAGGCCACTATGCGGTCGCCTGTGGGGGAGATACACTTCAGTAGCGTAGAGACGAACCACTTGAGGAGGCGCACTCTCTCAGTAAGGGAGTCGTCATTCTCCTTAGTCTGCATATCGTCCAGTAGGATGAAGTCTGGACGCTTGTTCTGTAGGTTGATCCCCCGCACGCCGGTAAGAGCACCACGGCAGACCATGTTGAAGTTCCGGCCTAGATAGCGGCCACGCTTCTCGCGCTTGGTATCTGTGACCAGTAGGTTAGCCCACGTACCGTAGACAGCCTCCATGTTGTCCGAGCCTAGGATATCCGAGACGTCAGCCAGTAGGTTCTGTGCTAGGTCATCCGTAGCGCATACGATAAGTACGAAGTGCACACGCTTGTAGACTATGAGCCAGCAGACTAGCACCTTGATGAACGTAGTCTTAGCGAAGCCCCGTGGCAGCCCCAGCGCAAAGCGTAGGATCTTCCCTACATCCTCGGGGTTACGGCTAGTAACCAGGGAGAACATAGCTACGTAGTGCTCAGGGAACGGGCACAGCATAACATCCGGCATAGCCAGATACGCGAAGAAGTTGAAGTCAGCCTCCCCACGCTGATAGGCTTCCTGTGGATCAATAGAATAGGAGCCTAGCGTGTGGGTGGGCAGTGGGCTAGCACTGGATGAGTCCATGTGGTGTCCTACTTGCGGCGCAGCTTACGAACCTTACGCAAGGCAGCGGCCATGTGAGCTGTACGCTCTGCTTGTGATTGTGGCATTTTGTGCCTCCTGCCTTCCGGCTTCGGTATTTGGATGCTTGCTTTCGCAAGGCGTACTGCCATTATAGCACCAAACACCTTATAAGGCTAGTGCTACATCTCTGCTAGCATCTCTGCTTGGGTATAGCCTAAGTACTCACCCTCTACGGCTGGTAGCGTGCTAGGGGCCATCCGCCCCCGCTTAGCCTCAATAAGGCTAGACACACCCTCCATGCTCATAGGGGCCAGAGCACGACCTCCTACAGCAACCACCTCTTTCTGGGCAGATAGCTGGAAGCCAGGGCGGGATAGCGCAGCAGCAGGTACGTTGATAGTGACGTGCACTAGGTTACCCTGAGAGCCTTGCTGGTTGATACCGGTACGGCGACGATCATTGCGCTCCCCTACGTCCTTCAGTAGCCGGATAGCCTGGGCAGGTTCCATCATCTCTACGTTCTGGGATAGGGTACGGACTAGCTTGTCCTCCAGCCCGATGTACTTGTCATCTAGCCGCTCGTCCTCCACCTGCTTACTCTCTTCGGCAGTGGCTGACTGGTAGTGGGCTACGAACCCACGGAACTCCTCATCCTCCTTCAGCGAGGATAGGTACATAGAGGAGCAGCCTACAATACTGCTAATGTCGGAAGCCACTACTCCGTTGGCTAGGAGCTGGGCGATACGCTCTTTCTTCTGCATAATGTAGCCCTCCAAGGGCAGTGGATTGGCGCGGATGCTAGGTAGGGATCTGCCCCCAGTATACCGCATTCCTGAAATTTTTGCGTATATTTTTATGTGCGTGTAGGCTATGAGTAGGCCGTAGCCTAGGGTAGAATAGAATACTTGCGTATATCGGAGAGGTAGTATGTATACCGGCGCCCCCGAGGAGGGGCGAAAAAGGCCGCTACCCTCCCCATGCTGCCGCTCCCCTTGCTAAGTCGTTGTATTCTATAGGGTTATGCATAGCCTGGCACTTTACGATAGGCGAAAAAAAACCCTAGCATTTCTGCTAGGGCTTAGGGAGTAGCTAGGCTACTTACTTACAAGTCGCTCATGTCTAGCTCATCTTGTGGGTTACAAGCGTCCAACACCTTGTTGATATGCTGCTCGCCCGCCGCGTTGGCTGTGCTGCCTGCTAGCCATGCTTCGGCAAAAGCCTCGACCCGAATAGCGATCTTCTCGCGTACCGCTTCTGGCTGTGTTAGCAAGCCGTTGGGAGATACGAACTGACCGTATATGAACGCTTGAGCTTTGTCGGCCAAGCCTAGCTCTGCGAGCCATTCCTTGAACTCTTTCTTAAGCTCGGCTACCGCCTTAAGAGCCTCGCCATTAGCGCCCACACTAGGCTTGCAGAGAGTCTCTAGGTCGGTGGCGATAGACTGGCCGAACTTGAGTTCTAGCGTCCCGCTCTTGAGCTTGTT